AGCGGTATGCTTTGAACGTGTACGATAGTGAGGGTGTTCGATACAAAGAACCAAAACTGAAAGTTCAAGGGTTGGAAATTGTTCGGAGTAGTACACCTGGTAGTGTTCGTCAGTATCTTCGTGATGCTGTGAAAATGGCATTGACAAGCACTCAATCAGAAATTCAAGACTTCATTGCTGATTTGGAAAAGAAGTTCATGCAAATGACGCCTGAGGAGATTGCCTTTCCAAGAAGTGCCAACAATTTGGCCAAGTATCATTCAGGTAGCAGTATATACATCAAGGCGACTCCTCTCCATGTTCGTGGCGCATTGTTGTATAATCACCACATCAAAGCAAAAAAGCTGGACAAGAAGTATGAACAAATTAAAGAAGGGGATAAAATCAAATATTTGTATCTCAAGGAACCAAATCCCATCAAGGAGAATAGCATCGCTTTTTCTGGTAATCTACCAAAAGAGCTTGACTTACATAAGTATGTTGATTATAATACAATGTTTGATAAAAGTTTCCTAGAACCTATGAGAACCATTCTGGATTGTTTGGGATGGAATACTACTAAAGTTGCCACACTAGATGATTTATTTTAAGGAGAATATATGTCGCTGATAAACAAACTACGAAAGAATTCTACAATCCGTGAAACAGAAGTCTTGACTGAAAGCAAGTTCTTCACCGCCAAGGACATGATTCAAACACCTGTGCCTATGATTAACGTGGCATTGTCTGGTCGTTTGGATGGTGGTTTAACTCCTGGCTTGACCGTGTTTGCTGGACCAAGTAAGCATTTCAAGACTGCCTTTGCCATGTTGCTCGCCAAGAGTTACTTGGAGAAGTATGAAGATGCTGCCATCTTGTTCTATGATTCCGAGTTTGGTGCGCCTGCCGGATATTTTCAAAGTTTCGGTATTGATACTGACCGTGTGATTCATACTCCCATCACAGACATTGAACAATTGAAGCATGATATGATGTCACAAATCAACAACATTGAACGTGGTGAGCATGTCATCATCATTGTTGACTCCATTGGTAACTTGGCATCACGAAAGGAAGTGGAAGATGCCTTGGATGGTAAGAGTGTGGCAGACATGACTCGCGCCAAGCAGCTCAAGAGTTTGTTCAGAATGGCAACTCCCCATCTCACCATTAAGGACATTCCGATGGTGGTGGTGAATCATACTTACAAGGAAATTGGAATGTTCCCGAAGGATATCGTGTCAGGCGGTACTGGCATCTACTATTCAGCAGACAACATCTTCATCATTGGTCGCCAACAGGAAAAGGATGCCGATGGTTTGACGGGATACAATTTCATCATCAATGTTGAGAAGTCTCGCTTTGTTCGTGAGAAGAGCAAGATTCCTGTTGAGGTGTCATTTGAAGGAGGCATTAGCACATGGTCTGGCCTTCTGGATGTAGCATTAGAATCTGGTCATGTTGTGAAGCCTCAAAATGGCTGGTATCAAAAGAAGGGTGAGGAAAAGAAGTATCGTCAGAATGATACATACACCAGAGAATTCTGGATGCCAGTTCTCAAGGATGCCACGTTCCAAAACTGGATCAAAGAAAACTCATCAGATTTTTACATTGAAATGACAGAAGGCCAATTCACTGGATTGTGTTTTGTATATGGTCCCATTGAGTTTGCTGGTGAAGATGAACAAGGTAATGGAAAAGTAAAGTTCGATTATCACTTGTTGTTTATTCCTGCTAATGTAAATTTCGAAGAACAGAAGTTTGAAGTTGAGCAGATGGTAGGTGGAGTGTTACAACAAATCATGGAATCACTTGTGGAGAATACTGATGAAGCTGGAACTGCTGATACTGAATCAACTACTGAAGGATGAAGATTATCTACGGAGAGTAATTCCCTTTTTAAAGGATGAATACTTCACAGATTGGTCGGAGCGAAAAGTTTTTCAGCATGTGAAAACGTTTGTGGAACAATACAACGTTTCTCCTAGTGTAGAGGCCTTGGAAATTTCATTACAAGGTGACAAGGCTTTGACTGAGGAAGAGTTCACAAAGGTTGTAGATATCGTACAGACCTTTGGTGAACAGCAGACAAACAAGGAATGGATTCTGGATGAAACAGAAAAGTTCTGTAAGGACAAGGCGGTGTATAATGCCATTGTTCAATCCATTCAAATCATTGATGGTAAAGATAAGAAGTTTACAAGTGAGGCCATTCCAGAAATTCTTAAGGATGCTCTCGGTGTCAGCTTTGACAATAGTGTTGGTCATGATTATTTGACTGACTCGGATGATAGATTTGATTTCTATCACAAAACAGAAGAACGCATTCCATTTGACTTGGATATGTTCAATAAAATCACAAAGGGTGGATTGCCGAACAAGACATTGAACATTGCTTTGGCAGGCACTGGTGTGGGTAAGAGTTTATTCATGTGTCACATGGCAGCAGGTGCCATGAGTCAAGGCAAGAATGTATTGTACATCACAATGGAAATGGCAGAAGAACGCATCGCAGAACGTATTGATGCCAACTTGATGAATGTTACAATGGATGACTTGAAGAATCTTCCTAAGCAAATGTTTGATGATAGAATTTCTCGTATCAGAAACAAGACAGAAGGCAAGCTCATCATCAAGGAATATCCTACAGCATCAGCACATTCAGGACACTTTAGAGCATTATTAAATGAATTGAACTTGAAGAAGGAGTTTCGTCCTGACATCATCTTCATTGATTATCTAAACATTTGTGCCAGCAGCAGATTCAAGATGTCTGGAAGCGTGAACAGCTACATTTACATCAAAGGTATCGCAGAAGAACTTCGTGGCTTGGCAGTGGAATTCAATGTTCCTATTGTGTCAGCTACACAGACTACAAGGAGTGGTTATGCAAATAGTGACATGGAGCTTACTGATACTAGCGAGTCATTTGGACTTCCAGCAACTGCGGACTTCATGTTTGGTATTATTTCCACAGAAGATTTGGAGAAGCTCGGACAACTACTCATCAAACAACTGAAGAATCGGTACAATGATCCTTCTCAACACAAGAGATTTGTGATTGGTGTGGACAGAGCCAAGATGAGATTGTATGATGTGGATGCGTCTGCACAAAGAAACATCATGCAGGAAGACGCTAAAGTTGAGCAAAAGCCTACCACTTTCACTTCCAAGATGTTTGCAAAGAAGAATTTTGACAGCATAAAATTTTAGTATAAATACGTTGGACAGACGGAGGGTTCTATGTACTTGGCAAGTAAACTGCACAAGGAATTGAGACACCATTTCCCTGCTGATGAAATCATCGGGCAAGAAATCCCATATGGTGTCATTACCAAACGTCTGAACAAAATTCTTCGTCCTTTGGGGGCAAGAATTCGTGTAAAAAGAGACAAAGAATTAAAAGTGAAACGTGGAAGTGTGAAGCAGCCATATAATTTTTCTGGCTATTATGATACAGGCAAAAAGAAAAATGCCATTGTATTGAATGCTCATTTCACACCCACCAGAAACACTTTTAAATTCACACGACACAATTATAATGGATTCATTTTCATGTTGTCGCAGATTACACAGCATGAATTCATCCATGAAAGTCAATTTTCTTTTCGTCCGGACCAAGCAGAACGAAAAGTGAAGGTGTTCCATTCAGATAAAATATCTAAAAAACGTTTATCTGAAATTGAATATCTTCGTGAATGGTGTGAGATTGAAGCCTATGCGCATGATATTGCCATGGAAATCAATTACTACTATTCACACCTAAGACCATCCACCGTTATCAAGCACATTGATACGCATAACAAGCTGTATAGCTATATGTTCTATAAGCGTGCTTTTAAAGGGACAGATTGGACTCGCTTGAAAAAGTCTTTATTGCGTAAAATCTGGCGGTGGATCCCCTCAGCACAGGGCCCCATCGCCGTGTAAGTTGTTGATTTGCAAGCACTTACAAGGGCTTGACAAATGGACACAATAGTGTTATATTTAATATGGGGAGAGAATGCTCCTCACTAACAATCACGGGGGATACAGGTATGTCTGAAAATTCGATGGACCTTCTTGGAATGGCCAAGGGGTTGGTGGAAGGCTCTTTAAGAACGTGGGCAGATGTAGATTTAGATGAACAGGAATATCTAGACCGTCTGGCCACTTTTGGTGAAGGCTTCCATGACTTCCTACAATTTCAAGACATGGGAAATGGTAAAACTGATGTAGCAGGTGCTTGACATTTGGTTGCAGGTGTGTTAGAATTAAGGTGTAGGTGAGCAGTCAAACTTCTTTCTCATTGGAGGCTGTATTATGCGTAATTCTGACAAGGTTTCTTTCGTTTGTTTCACTAACGGCGGGTCGCGTACTAATGGCAAGACCATTGGCACCAAGATTCGGTTCACTAACGACCGGACTCGCTACACCAAGGCGCTTGGTAAGCTCGGTGTCACCTCAGTGGTTTGGGTTGACCTTCCGAATGCCATGACCAAGTCTCAGGCCATTGACTATCTTCGTGCATCTTCTGATGCCACGATTTCGGAGCAGGCATATCAGGATGCCATTGCATCTGCGGCTCGCCGTCTCCGCCCTGCTAGCAAGGCTGCCAAGACTGTAAAGAAGGGTAAGTAAGTAATAAATGGAGCGCACGGTTTCACGCCCGCCGTGCGCTCCTCAATTGAAAAGGGCGACATAAGGAGATATACTATGTCACAGAATGACCGTCTTGTTCGTTACCTCTCAACTGGTCGTACCATCAGCGTAGCTCAGGCTCGGAGCCGTTTCGGCATCCGTAACCTTCGCGCCCGCGTGAACGACCTTCGCTCTGAGGGTTTCTGCGTGTACACCAATCGTGGTGAGACCACGACCTATCGCATGGGTCGTCCTTCACGCGCCATCGTTGCTGCTGCCTACCAGACTGCTGGTAGCCGTATCTTCGGCGGTAACTAATTAACTACACAGGAGAGACAATCATGTTGGTTTGGTATCATTATTTCATTTTAATGATGTTCATCGCCATGATTGTCTCTCCTGTATGGTTTTTTGGTAAGGTTAGTAAGTTACTATTCGATGAGGCTGAGCCACATGAACCTGTAGTTCAGCACATCAATATTAAAACCATTCTCCCAAACGAGGACTCTGTGGAACTCATTCATGCTGATGAGAAGGTGTTACAGAATCTAGACAAGATGATTAGGACATCTAGAAAGAAGCATGTTAAGCAGCTATGGAAAATTAAAAAGGCGGAGTTTGAACGCCAACTACGCTGGAAGGCTACTAAGAGGTCCATCCATGTCTAAACATGGAACCACATTGGAGCTTCTCCGTAAGCTCGGTGAATTAAGGTCCGAGTCGTATGAAATCAATTGGGAAGAATGGGACCAGGAAAATATGCAAGAAGACCTGGAAGAGGCAGTTGCTCAAGGTGTATCTCAGTACGAGGAAAGATTTCTTGACTTGGCTGACACACTAGGCGATGTTGAATTGGATGAAGAAAATGTATCGGAACTTGAAGAAGTCATTGATGTTTTGGTACAGGGATATGTGATGCAATCCATGTTCCGTAAGAAAAAGGCAATTGAGGATTTCATTTCATCCATTTGAAGATAAATAGTAGAAACCAGAATCTGGACTACTATGGCTGCTAAAAGCGACAAAAACACACATCTCGAACACCTAGAAGATGACATCATCAATCTAGGATATAAAGGCGCCCAACAATCCATAGCGTTTGTTGAGGCGCTTTTTGAGTTGTTTCAAGGTAAAAGCAACAGAAAATTGAACATCACTGTGAAATGGGACGGCGCTCCTGCTGTGGTGTGTGGGAAAGATCCGGAAACTGGAATGTTCTTTGTGGCCACCAAACATGGTGCTTTTGCCAAAGACATGAAACTAGGCTTCACAGAAGAACTCATTGACTTCTATTACGGTGGCGGCCCCGCTGAAGTATTGAAATCCGTGTTTCAAGAATTGAAGCATCTACCCTTCAAAGATGTTTTACAGGGTGATGTGATGTTCACAAATGCCATCAAGAAAACTACACAAATTGATGGCAAAGAATACATTACTTTCAAGCCCAACACCATCATGTATGCTGTTCCTACAGATGATTCCTTAGGGAAAAAGATAGGGGAATCCAATCTTGGAATAGTGTTCCATACTAAATATACAGGAAGGGGAGCCGTCAATCAAATGTCTGCTTCCTTTGGTGTTGATGTCAGTAAGCTAAAATCTAAAACAGCTTGGATCCAGGATGCGTCATATCAGGATATGTCTGGTAAAATGACGTTGACAGCCCAAGAAACCAGAACGGTTAGTTCACACATTGCTTCTGCCAAAACTAACGCCATCTCTGCGAGAAAGTTTCTAGATGAATTGGCAACACAGACAATTGATTTAACCGTGGGTTATATGTTCAAGATTTTCGTGAACAGATTGGTGCGGGAAGGCACTCCTATCAATGAGCGCTCTCTCGCCGGTTTAGAATCATTTGTCATTGACAGAGTTGCCAAGAAAGAAGCAGGGATGAAAACAGCAGCAGGACAACAGAAGTATGCAGGATTGAAAAAAGAATTACAAAAATACATTCGTGATAACAGTGTTAACTTTCGTTCCATGTTCAAGTTGTATTCCGACTTGTTGACTGTGAAAAATATTTTTGTGAAGAAGTTGAATGAGGCTCAAGGCATTCCCACCTTCATTGAAACACCTGAAGGATTCCGTGTCACAGACCCAGAAGGATATGTGGCGATTGATAGAACAGGAAATGCTGTGAAGTTGGTGAATAGAATGGAGTTCTCACAAGCCAATTTCAATGCTGTGAAAGATTGGAGCAAGACACCAGTAGGACCCACAGAGTTGGAAACAGAAATGAAAACGTTGGTGTTCTCTTGGGGACGGTTAAATCCTCCCACAATAGGACACAAAAAGTTGGTTGACAAAGTATTAAGTGTTGCCAAGTCCAAGAAGGCGGACCATGTTGTGTTGTTGACACGAACACAAAAGGCACCTAAAGATCCTTTATCACCTGATGATAAGTTGATGTTTGCAGAGAAGATGTTTCCTAATGCAAACGTGAACATTGCCACAAGAGAATTAAGTACAATATTTGCTTGGTTGAAACATTGGAATGGTCAATATGATAAGTTGGTGTTGATATGCGGGTCAGACCGAGTACCTGAGTTTGAAAAATTGTTGCAAACATATAATGGAAAAGATTACACATATAAAGCAATAGAAATAATATCAGCAGGTGAGCGAGATCCAGATTCTGACGGCGTAACAG